TAGCGATAGGGACTTACAAAGAGCTATCGAGGTGCAAACACGAAAAATGGTTGATATGATAGGACACACAGGTCCCATTGTACAACAGGCCGATGTTGTACTTCTACAAGCTCTCTACATGATTGAGGAAGGTTCCGAGGAAGTAACACCATACGCCGAGAGATTCATTTGCGACGACCTAACCCTACTCGAAAGTATGCGCAGCAAAGTACCAGAAGTCATGGGAAATGCTCGGGCACTTTACCGTGGATACCTAACTTCACATGGCAAGTCAACATAACCTACTAATTGATATTCTAGCAAATATCAATGTGTATCCAACATGCCAAAACCAGGATTGATCGGAAAATCCATCTCGTTTGGGATCGGTAAAAATCGCCAAACTATCTCAATTGTTGAAAAAATAGCCAAAGGATGTTTTGGCTCTGTCTGGAAAGCCTGTCACAAAGATCAGACTTATGCCGTCAAGGTCGTGGGATATGCCAAGATGGACGAACGCGACAAAAAGCTACTTGCGAACGAGGTAAACTGCCTGCGTGAGATTACACAGCCAGCGTCGGGTATTCCAGGCATTCCCCGTTACTATGATAGATACATTGATAATGACAATGGCAAACTCTACATCATCATGCAATATATCCCGGGCAAAACCCTAAAAGAACTCGGGGATGATGTCGATAAACTTGCGGTAACCCGCAGTCTACTACAAATTGTCAAAAAACTACACAAAGCACATATTGCACATCGCGATATCAAACCATCCAATATCATCTGGTGCGCTGAAGAACAACAAGCCTACCTTGTAGATTTTGGCTTTGCCTGTCAAATCAAACCCAACGAACCTATTCCCGATATAGCCGAATTTCCCGTTGGCACACCCTACTACACCGACTATGTGACACGCAAACTTGACAAAATCCGTATCGAAAAACGTCTCAAGCCCATGGACATGTGGTCAGTGGGTGTTACTCTGTATGAGTTCTGGGTTGGCAAGTTGCCATTTAACACCGCATGCATTGACTCTGCAGACGACATATTTACTATTCAAAAACGCAACAAAATTTACACTGCCCGTACTAAAAATAAGATTATCAATGCAATCATCAATGAATTACTGAGCAATAATGCTTTTTGTCGTGGTAAAGCACGACAAATGAGCTACTGGTCGTATCTTGAGACATCAGATATTCTCGATGTACTAAGTGAAGATCTTTTCGTCTGTAAACTACCTCCCGAACAACTCGAGAAACTGATCAAGTATGTCAAAAGATAACTTTATCAAGTAATGTTGATAAAGACTTTCCGGAAATTGTAAATGCGTGCTGCAATTATTGTCCTAATCCTCATGATTCTCATGTTTTCCCTAGCATTTTATTGGGAAGTTTCCGATTACCTACGTTTAGAAAAGAAGCGTACCGTCTACGACATCAAAGACAAGAAGGAAAAGGAACGCGAGTACATCTTCTACTCCACCTTCAACTACGAAAACGCCGTCACATGGCGTGCCATCTACATATCCTCTGGATTTGCCACAATCCTCATCTATTACATCCTCTCCGCTACCGGAGCCCCCGTGACCCTTGAAACAATCATCGCGGTATTTTTCATGATCTTCTTTGTGTTGTACTACATGGATAACTTCAAGTCCTTCCACATGTGGCGCGTCATGGCCAGTAAGATTAAACCTCAGACGATCCTGTAAGATCTAGGTCGAACACAAACAACACACAATCATCCTCCTCATCAGAATAAGTACTGTTCTCTGATATCTCATCGCGACCTAATCGCAAAATATACCCTTTGCAATTTAGCATGACCTGTACAAACCATACTTTGTGATATCTCGATAATTCCTTTCCAATTTCCCACAGTTCCCTGTTTATCTCTACCTTTGTTTTTTCTTCAGGAATTACCAATGGACATTCTCCCCACGATTCCTCAAACGGATAATATCTGTAGTCGTAACCCAAATGTTGATAGGTTATGACACGTTTATCAGAAGTATCACACAAAGTTCTAATCGGCAAACCATGAAATCGCGCTTCCAAAATTGTGCTGTCAAAATAACACCAAACCTCGGGTGTTATAACGGACTCGTGCACTTGTTCCTGACTCTGTCGCTTGTTTTCGAGAACTTCAGTAAGCCTCGAGGAATACACCGGCTTTCCATCAATATCTATTTTGCACGGAAAATGGTCTGAGATAGCACACCTATCACTGATAAACTCTGGTAAACACTCCGCAGAGGAAATATTCACATTCTTCACAGCAGCCCGATCTAGAATTGCTGGAGAGTTGAATTCTCGTAAATTCTCAGGTTCGTGCGGAAAACCCCAAAATGTCGTATTGCAATTCTTCCAGTAGACAACTTTTAGCCCGTTCTCTTCTGCCACACCAAGTTGTTCCCAACCTCGACAGTCCGGCAAAGTATTCCAATCACCAATCATCACCGCTCGATCATGCGTCGCTACAAATTGTGCAATTACCGATGTGGCATGCACGCGTTCTCCCAAATTTTGTCGGTCCAATGGCAAGTGTATATTCATAACAACCAACGATTCGAAGTAGACAGCCAGAGCCTTTGTATAACTGCCATCCACATGTACCACGCTGTAACATGAGCGAGACCCAGTTTTCGACAAAGTCACCAAATAACACTGCCTATATTTGTTGTACATGACAGAAGCCACGTCATAACCGCAATCATTTGCAAATACCTCAATTTGTCCCAAAAATCCCTCGTGTACCTCCTGTAACGTAATAACATCAGGATTTTCCCTCTTGAATAAATCCACGATGGCCCCCCAGCGCTGATTAAAATGATATGGACTATCTTCGGGAATTTTTTCGTGGTACATCACGTTGAGCGTTAGAATTCTCATTTCTCCAACCACCCAAATTTTAACTACGTTTCCGACAACTTTTCCACACCACAATAGCCACAACCAATCCCAGTCCTACCCAAAACATATACTTCAACGGAATTCCCACATAGTACGCATAGAATTCATTAATCCTCAACCCAGTCGTGATCATCCACTGTGGCAACTTGTAACCAGTCTCCTGATAAAACATCGATGGATACGTCGCGAAACAATGCAAGTCTTCTCGTCTCTTAATCACATAGTCTAGAGGAGATAACGGAGAATAGTGAATGTCCTTCATCTTCTCCAACCCAGACACACTCAACGCATAGGCATGCGTACAAATTCCATGAATCCTGTAAATATTCGCTGTCGACGTTCTCACCTGCCTAAATCCAAAGTTATCCGGCACCGCCCCAAGGAAAAAGATGTCCCATGGGTTTTTTTCCATATAATCTATACAATGTTGCAGGTACTCTGCGGCAACATATCCAGTGGGTATCAGATCATCCTCAAAAATAAGAATGCGCCGAAACCCCTGCTGCAACGCCTGATTGTATATCGTCTTGTGCGAAAGCAAACAACCCCGGTTACAATTCTTATCCTCCACAGCCTTGAAAAATATCACAGGAATCTGATATTGCTCAAAAATATTACTCATCTTCTCGCGTCTCTGCACAGCCCGTTCCAAATTAATACAGTATATTGCATCGAAATATCTCCACAGTACACCCAATTCACCAACTTCTTCTAACATTTAACTGCCAAAGCTATACCTATTAAATGCCCAATCAAAGACTGCAGATATTTTTCAATGATACCACCCAACAACTCTCCGAACACCGTGTCACAGACTACATCAACTTCTGTAATACCATCTGGTGTTTGCGCGGTGCAGGTGCTGATCTCTCACACGCCCATGACTTTGCCTCGCGCGACGATAAATACGACGTTGAGCTGACCAACTACATCTGGGAAATGTACATTCCCAACCCCCACTGGAACATCCACACTCTCTACGAATGGCTGCGCGAAGATATTGAATCCGAGCAATACCGCGACTTTTGCAAACAACGCTTCTGCGAAGACGAGGAAGAACAATTGCTTAACGACAAAGACCGCGGAATGACCAAAATTGTCGAAAGATCCCTCCAGTTCATTTTCTACGATAATAACGGCAACGGCTATACCTGGGACAACTCCCAGCGCCTGTGGGTACACCGCGACAAAGATGAGCTGAATACCATGATGCGCCAAATTCTCTACGACACCAATGAACGTGTTCTACAGAAATACAAGGCTCGTCGCACACCCCTCAAAAACTGTGATATGCTCGCCGATGTCCTCGTACGCCACGAAAAACTACGCAAAATGTTCTCCTCCGACAAGACACGTCTCCGCGGTATCGTCACAACCTGCATCGGTGAAGATAAAAACTTTGACAGCGAATTCCCACTCAAGATGAACAATACCCCACACCTCCTACCCATCGCCAACGGCCAAGTTGTTGACCTGCAAGACCTACAAGTCCGCAACCGTACCCCCAAAGATTATTTCTCCTGGACCACAGAAATCAACTACACACCGACTAGATCCACAATCAGCAATTTCCTACAAACCTTCCTGGGCTACTGCATGACCGGCCGCACAGATGCTGGAGTATGCCTCGCACACTGGCAAAATGATTGTGTACAAAACATTATTCAACAACTCGGCAAAATTCTGGGAAAATTCTGTGTAAATATCTCGAAAGAAACCTACTCTAAAACCGCTCTCCGCGGCGGCTCCCAATCAGCACTACGCAACCTCATGGGCGTACGCATGGCAATCTGCAGAGAAATGAAACTAATAACAAGCGAAATCGACCTCTTCACCAACAACCAACTCGTACCCATGTACATCTCACGCTCCAACACACAAATGTGCAAAATCCCCACCAAACTTTGCATCATCACACACGAAAAACCCGTCTGTACTGTTGAAGACCGCTTGCTCCTTGACCGCGTACTCACCACCCGAGAACCACCAACAAATACCACACTGTCCGACGATGAACTAGCCTCTATCGCAATCCAAGGCGCACAACAATACTTGCACCACGGATTACCCTCTCCAACACCCGCAGAGGGTTTCGATGTATTTACACGACCTGCCCCAAGACCTCGCCGGAATTAAAGTTCTGTATTCTGTAGCAAGAATACAGATGCGCATCAACTGCCAATACCGCGGCGGACTCTACATCATTAAATATATCCAATATGGTGACCCTGCCATCCATAAGGTCGGCAAAAGCTCGGCAATCCCCTTTCGCCTCCAAGCCTACGCCACTCACTGCCCCGAAGAACCCGAACTGGTCAAACAATACATCTTCCACCCCGACCTCCACGCCACTGTCGACCTCGAAGTGCGCAAACGCTTGGTAGCCCACAACACACGCCGTGAATTTTTTCGTTGCGGACTCGACCTAATCGATAAAACCTGTCGTGAGGTGCTCGAAGAATCCGGTGTTACACCCGTCGACCTCGACAACCTTACCGTAATAGCCGGAGCAATCCCCGAAACGTTCTCCCACTACCTACAAAATTTTTCCGGTGGTGTGCAAAGAATTCTCGCTGTTTACCACGAAACTACCCAAAGCGTCCTCGGCAACCTCGAGCGTCTAATCCAAATCTTCCACACAGTCTACATCAACGAAGATGGCACCCACGACAAGTGGCGCGAAGTCTGCGAGGGAGACTGCGAATACTGCTCATGGCCAATCGATGAATCTGAAGGCGCAATACACGAAGAATGCCACGAACTAGTTGCTCGTCAACAACGCCTCTGGGCATTCCCATCAGGAAAAGTGTATTTCAACGATGACCTACACCTCCTCATGTTGATTCGCATCATTCGCGTTCTACAACTCTATGATGACCCCGAGGAAATTCTTTGCAATATTGACGCTGTCATTGCGTGTATATCAGAATTTTGAAATCCAGGTCCGCATTACGAAATTGCTTTCAAGTGGTATTAATTGATTTCACAGGATATCCTGTGAAATAGACAAATGAACACTTATCTCACTATCGATAATGTCATAGCAGCCTTTCAAGCAATCTCACCAACACTTAATGTATCACCAGGAATTGAACGTAGATATTCACTTAATATGAGTCGGGATCATATTCCACGCATCAACCTTACAACATGCAAGCAAAATACTATTGGCGAATCTCTGGATAATCTCACAACAATTCGCATTCTTACGCAAAAAACCAATCCAGATTCCATCAAAAAACCATGCCACATCTCCATTTGGTACAATACTGATCCAATCGACGCAAAACTACTAAGAAAAATTTTACCCCGCGTCTGCGTCTTTTGTCGCACTAAAAAGCCCATCGAAAATTGCGAAAATTGTAACGAACAATACTGTGGAATGTGTGGTAGACGCGGATACTGCCCAAACTGTCTCGAAAGAAAGCAATGTAATTGGTGTGGATGTACTATCCACCGTCATCCAAATGATCATCCGAATTTCTGTACATGTTGCCGGCTAATACCTTTACCATGCTACATTTGCGAAGACTTGAGTGGTAAATTGTGTTTTTACAATTACGACTGCCCCCATGACAAATACCAACAATACTTCTACAAAACCGCCAATAGATGCATTGAACAGATCCCGATCCTCTCAGCATACAACGAGGTAATCCAAATTATTAAGCGAAAAATCAGACAAAGCACACTCCAAGGCGCGAAGAGCTTTTCCCGTCGCTGTAAATAATTGATTTCACAGAATATACATTGTACGCTAATAATTTTGTCAGATATATACTTGACAAAATCTCAATCTAGTCCGCAATACCTGCCCACCAATTTCCGCCAAAACCATGATGTCTCTTTTTACGTTGTCTCTGTGCCTTCACGTGTGCCTCGGCTTCCCGCTTCAAATCTTCGCTAACATGTTTATCACACCACCCATGGAGATGTGGGGGTACTTTGATCTGATTCTCATGAAACCACCTACAAGTCGTGCAAAGCAACCGAGTCATCTCATCTAGGTCATTGCGCAAATGCTGGACATGTTTCTCAGCACGCTGCTCAAACAGCATTTGCTCTTCCTCAGGTGTTGGGTTATAGAAACAAGGTGTGCGGACAAATCGGGGCATAACAGTCAATCGTCGTAAAGCCTGCATTTGTTTGCTGTGGAAAGAACCTAAGATATCAATTTATCGCACGCTGGACAACCCTTCAAAATACAACAGACATTGCAAAAAAAATGAGCAGGCTGGGTATAACCACTATTGGAAAATCTTCCACAATACCACCGACAATAACCCAAATCCTCACTGCCACATGATGCACACGATCCTGTGCAATTGTCACAAATTCTCCAAAACCAACGCCGACAATCCTGAGCCAAGGGAAATTTATAAAAATCTTCTGGATAATCCGAACAAAATCTGTAAATATTCAAACATACTTTGCAGCATAATTTCTGACATTCATCGCAAATATCAAGGTATTTTGTTTCCTCACAGACAGCACAATCTCCGGAGATTGTCAGACAATTACGCATGGCATGTTTAAGAATTTTTCTAGACAGTATCCCAGAAAAATCCCCGTAACTATACTCAACTTGTTCTGTCGGATTGCATTCGAGATTTTCAAGAATTTCCCGTATTGTGCAGTAAGCATCACCCATGTCCAAATCTAA